CGCTGATCGCGGTAATGCGCCCAATCTTTCGCGGTGAGCTGAGAAGCTATTGGATCTCCTAAGCCCTTGCATACGATTTCCAGCTTAGCTTTGCGAGATTTAACCGCTTTAAGTGATTGCCCGTGGAGAGAGTCCCAAAGCTCTATAAGCTCGCTAAGCTTACGGCGATCCTCTTTTTCTTTAATCCACGGCTTGCTTTCTGCCTCAGCGCGAGTGTAATCCTCAAAAGCTACCGCCTCCCCTTTAGTTACAAAGGTTTTACGAATGCGACGGCTGCCACGACCATCTAAATAAAAGTCGGCCAGCCATTCTCCATTAGGTAGCTTCTTTATTGACATCTATTTGCCTGCCAAAGTTTTGCGATAATTACTGATACTGTTTGCAGCGATAGCAATACATACCAGCAAGAAAACATATGAAATCCAGATTGGGGCTAGAAAGCTGAACAGCATAATGGTTCCAAGAACGGCTCCACAAAGGCATAGGAAAAAGAAAGCTTTGAAACCTTTTGTATGTTCGACCTTAGAATTATAATGCGCAGCCAAACAGCCACATAAAGTTGCTAACGGAAATAAAAACAAATAAACCATACAGCACCTATATAGATTTTTTTATGGTGAGCGCAACGATGCCAATCGGTGTTACGTCGCTCGCAGAACATTCGAATGATGAAATATCACTAGATACTTTAATACGGTTTCCGGGCAATCTTGATGCAGTATAAATATCTTTATTACCATCAATATCAAGCAACCAGTCACCATTACCAATTGTTTTAACGTCTTCTTCAATTAGATAGGAAGAGGTGCCTTTTTCAAGATAAAACGGTGTAATTAACTTAAGCCCGAAAAGGCCAACATCCAAATTAACAAAGCCCAATTCATCAAGCACACCACCCGACAGCCTTCTTTTGGGAAGCGAGAACTCCTTTGAATCAGGAGTATTTTGATTTTTTTTCGAGTTATCGTCTAAGCCGGTAGCAAGCCAAGAAAGTGAAACGCCCGTATCAAGAGCGCAAGTAATTACCACATCACCAGGAAAGTATTCTCTGCGCACCCAAGCGCTCATGGTTGCGGACGGTATATCTAGCAGCTCACCAAGTTG